CGATAGTCCAAGAATCCCTGATTGGTCGTTGGCGGCAGAATTAGCCATTTTGGTGCTCACAGTAGCGCTTGTTTGGGTCTTGGTGACAAAATTAGGCGTTACCCTTGGGGTAGTGTCGTTTTTCGCTATTTTTGTCTCTACGGGCGCGCATGCAACTTATTTCATACAACAAGGGGTGCTTTTAGACGTTACTAGGGCTCTGATTTCCCAGTTTGTAAGCGCTTCTGGGGCGTTTTACCTTAATTTCCGCGCCCAATACCGGCTCAGGCAGCTTATTAAGCAGCAATTTGGTAAGTACCTTGACCCGCGAATGGTCAAAAAGCTGCAAGACAACCCTGAATTATGCCAAGTTAACGGCGCGAGAGTAGATTGCAGCATCATATTCACAGATTTAAGAGGGTTCACGAGCCTGTCCGAATCGGTAGAGCCTGAAATGGTGACGTACATTATGAACAACGTGCTGGATGTGCAGGTGCAAGCTGTTAATAAGTTCGGCGGCGTGACGGATAAGTTTATTGGCGACGCAGGAATGTTCCACTTCAACACTATAATCCCACAGCCCGACCATCACGACCTTGCATTAGCCGCAGCGAAGGAAATAGAAAGCAACATTGCTGATCTTAATGTGCGCTTTACTGAAGAAGGCATCCCAGAAATAGCGATCGGCGTGGGTGTCAATAGCGGTGTTTGTATTGCGGGTAACTTTGGTGCAACAGATAGATTTGCGTTCAGTTTGATCGGCGACCCGTGCAATATCGCCGCCCGATTGGAATCAGCGACCAAAGAAGTCGGGGTTGGGACGCTAATTGGAGAAGAAACTGCACTAAATTGCAAATTTTTGCTAAAATCATTGAAACCCATAAGAGTGAAGGGCAAAAGCGAGCCTTTGAAGGTGTACACATATGCAGATTAGTCTTGTTCTTGGTTTCTTGTTGATTGCTACTGCTGGAGGCAGTTATTTCTATATCAGCACACAAAAAGCGCAAATAGCTCAGCTCGAAGTAGAGCTTCAAACAGCAGTTAACAACCAAGCTGTCTTGGAAGGCGCGATTGCCCAGCAGAATACTCAAATGCAGGAGCAGCTTGAGTCTCAGCGTCAGAATCAGGCTCTCATATCAGAGCTTTCAGAGGCTAATGATGAGGCGCGCCAAGAAGTCAACCAGCTTAGGAATACTTTTGCGCGGCACGACCTGAACAATCTGGCTATCGCAAAGCCAGGACTGATTGAGAAAATTGTTAATCGAGGAACCGCAAAGGTTCACCAGCAGTTTATTGACTTAACTAACCCAAGGCAGTTTGATGAAACTCCTAGTCCTGAGTAGTGTTTTGTTGTTGAGCGGCTGCTCTACGTTGGGCGGCTTGTTTGGTGGATCTCCAGCCGTGCCCGTAGTGGCCCCGGTTGAAATCATTACAGTTACTGAGCCTGCGCCCATGTATCACCCGCCGCTTCCAGAGGGTCTGACACCCGCCGAGATTGAATGGATTATTTTAAATCCCAGTATCATGCGTGAGTACATTGAAAATTATGATGCAGGAAATGCCCCAGCAGTGGCGTATTACGGATTGACTGCTCAGGCGTATGAGAACTTATCGAATAACTTGGCGGATGTTCGCCGGTATATACGTCAGAACCTAAATATTATTGAATACTATCGGGACAATGACCCGACTCAAAAGGAAGAGTAGCTATGGCAAAGAAAAAGAGTTCACCCGATGCATTTGTCTATAACGCCACCTTAGACCGTATAATTGATGGCGATACGTTCGATTGCGTACTTGATCTTGGCTTTGATGTCAAGCTGCACAAACAGCGGGTCAGACTGCACGGAATTGACACCCCTGAATCTAGGACTAGAAATTTAGCTGAAAAAAAACTTGGCCTAGCCGCAAAAGAACGGCTGAAAGAGCTTTGTGTTGGCAACTTTAAAGTGAAATCACTTGGAAAAGGTAAATACGGCAGGATTTTGGGTATCCCTTATGCGGAAGATGGGCAGGATATTTGCCAAATGCTTATTGATGAGGGTCACGCCGTGGAGTATCACGGAGGCAAGAAAGTTAAGGTTTGGGCAGGAGACGTCTAAGATGAGAATTTCCGAGGAAGGTAAAGCACTGATTAAGAAATTTGAGGGTTGTGAACTAGAGAGTTATCGCTGCAGCGCTAATGTCTTAACAATCGGTTATGGCCATACCAAAGGTGTGAGCGATGGCGACAGTTGTACGCAAGATGAAGCAGACCAGATGCTGACTGATGACCTAGAAGAATTTGAAGGCTATGTGGACAAGCTGGTTACTGTGGATCTGGAGCAAAATGAATTTGACGCTCTGGTTGCTTGGACATTTAATCTTGGCCCAACTAATTTGAGATCAAGCTCACTTCTGGCCGCCCTAAATGAAGGCAAAAAGTCAGAAGTACCAGCGCAGATAAAGCGTTGGAATAAAGCGGGTGGCAACGTATTAAAGGGACTTATTCGCCGCCGAGAAGCGGAATCTTTGCTTTGGGAAGGCAAAGAATGGGGTCAAGTTTAGTCTTTGGCTATGCAGGAGCTCTCATTAAAAGACTTTGACATTCTGTCTCAGCAGGACAAGACAGAGGCCGTTGCGCTTTTAAACCGGTATGACCAGATAGAATTACAAGAAAAGTGCCAAGGCGACTTTATCAGCTATGTGAAGCACTTGTGGCCAGAGTTTATTGGGGGCCGGCATCACAAGATCATTGGCGAAAAGTTCAACAAGATTGCGCAAGGCAAGCTGAAACGGCTGATAGTATGTCTGCCCCCAAGGCACTCTAAGTCAGAGTTTGCCAGTACCTATTTTCCCAGCTGGATGATGGGGTTGCGCGGTGATTTGAAAATAATACAAACGACTCATACGGCAGAGCTCGCTGTACGCTTTGGTCGCAAGGTCAGAAACATGATTGACAGCGCTGAGTACCAAAACATCTTTCCAGAATTGAAGCTGCAAGCGGACAATAAAAGCGCCGGTCGATGGACCACCAACCAAGAAGGTGAATCATTCTACGCGGGCGTGGGTGGCGCGATAACAGGCCGTGGCGCGGACCTGCTTATTATTGATGACCCTCATTCCGAGCAAGACGCCTTATCACCGACAGCAATGGAATCCGCCTACGAATGGTATACCTCTGGGCCTAGACAGCGTTTACAGCCTGGCGGAATCATAATAATAGTTATGACGCGCTGGAGCACCAAAGACTTGGTTGGTAAGGTGCTGAAAAATCAAAGCGCAGAGCATGCTGACCAATGGGAGGTCGTCGAGTTCCCAGCCATCATGCCCGACTCCGAAGAGCCTCTTTGGCCAGAGTTTTGGAAAAAGGAGGAATTGCTTTCGGTTAAAGCGTCTCTACCAATCGCAAAATGGAACAGCCAGTGGCTCCAAAACCCGACGGCTGAGTCCGGCTCGATCGTCAAGAGAGAGTGGTGGAATCGCTGGGAAAAAGAGGGCGTGCCACCGTATTCATACGTTATTCAAAGCTATGACACCGCATTCTCCAAGAAAGAGACGGCTGATTACTCTGCAATTACTACATGGGCTATTTTTAAGCCAGGTATTGCGGGCGATGAAGATGCTGACCAGATAATGCTGCTAGACGCCAAGCGCGTGCGGGTTGATTTCCCAGAGCTCAAAAAGCTGGCGTGGGAGGAGTACAAGTATTGGGAGCCCGACTGTGTTCTGATTGAGGCCAAGGCTACCGGCACGCCATTGACTCAAGAGCTTCGCAGAATGGGAATTCCGGTTACCGCCTATACGCCGAGCCGTGGGCAGGATAAGGTGGCCCGAATGAACTCTGTTGCCCCGATCTTTGAAAGCGGTATGGTATGGGCGCCTGATGAGACATTTAGCGATGAAGTTATCGAAGAGATGGCCAGCTTTCCTTACGGCGACCACGACGACTACTGCGACTCGGCAACTATGGCTTTAATGCGATTTCGTCAGGGCGGGTTCTTATCCTTAAATGAGGATTACCCAGAAGAAGCTAGTTTTTTAAATCGAAAGCGTGTCGTGTACTATTAATATAATGTTAAAATGGAAATATAATGGCAATTGAAAGACGACTAGGCACTGAAAACAACCCCGATATTATGGTTATGGGTTCTGCTGTAGAGGTTTTCCCAGAACCCTCGCGTTCCGATGAGATAAGAAATGCGGCAGAAATACTCGTTTCGGAAGAAAGTATTTTGCTGGGTGATGAGCAGTTTGAAGATCAGCCGCCAGAAATGGAATTCTCGGCTAATTTAGCTGAGGTGGTAGAAGACAGCGTTTTAAATACATTAGCTGGAGACATAATTCAGTCGATAAACCAAGATAAAGAATCGCGGTCAGACTGGGAAAAAACCTATACGGACGGCCTTAAATATTTGGGCATGAAGTTTGACGAAGGCAGAAGTCAGCCATTTGAAGGCAGTTCTGGGGTCATCCACCCAATCCTTGCCGAAGCCGTTACGCAGTTTCAAGCGCAAGCATACAAAGAAATGCTACCGGCAAAGGGTCCTGTCAAAACACAAATAATCGGCGCCAGAACGGTAGCAACAGAAACACAGGCCGATCGCGTTCAGGAGTTTATGAACTTCTACATTATGAACGTGATGAAAGACTACGACCCAGAGATGGATATGTTGTTGTTTTATCTGCCTCTGGCCGGCAGCGCCTTCAAAAAGGTTTATTTCGATAACGTGCTCAATAGGGCGGTTTCTAAGTTTATTGCACCAGAAGACTTGATCGTGCCCTACGAAGCGTCCGATTTATCAAGTGCTGAACGCGTGACGCACGCTATCAATATGTCGCACAACGAAATCAAGAAGCAGCAGCTTTCTGGTTTTTATAGAGATGTAGACGTCAGTAAGCACGGCTACGATTCAACCGAATCTGATGTAGAAGCTGAAATTGACAAATTGCAAGGGATTAAGGCGGGTTACGCTGAAGATCGTGATCATACGATCTTTGAAGTTCACACTATTCTAGATCTGCAAGGGTTTGAAGATGCTGGTGAAGATGGCGAGCCTACAGGATTGAAGCTGCCTTATATCGTTACGATCGATGAGTCGTCCGAGCAAGTTTTATCGATCCGCAGAAATTATAACGAAGGCGACCTATACGCCAATAAAATCAACTTTTTTGTTCAATACAAGTTCCTGCCAGGACTCGGATTTTACGGTCTGGGCTTATCTCACATGATTGGCGGCATCTCCAAGGCCAGCACTTCGATCTTGCGACAACTGATTGACGCCGGAACATTGGCCAATCTACCGGCTGGCTTCAAGGCTAGAGGTATGCGGATCAGGGATGAGGATGAACCGCTGCAGCCGGGTGAATTCCGCGACATTGACACAAGTGGCGGGTCTTTAAGAGATAATCTGATCCCGCTGCCCATCAAGGAGCCCAGCAATGTATTGATGCAGTTGTTGGGCATTCTAGTAGATTCTGGAAAACGCTTTGCAGCCATAGCAGACACCAACATAGGTGACGCCAGCGGTAATATGCCGGTTGGCACCACTGTAGCGCTGTTAGAGCGCGGCACCAAGGTGATGAGCGCTATCCACAAAAGATTGCATTATGCGCAACGACTTGAGTTCCAACTGCTCGCTAAAGTATTTGCCGAATATCTGCCCCCAGATTATGGGTACGACACAGGCACTGGTCCTAGTGCCATCAAACAAACTGATTTTGATGACCGCATAGACGTAGTGCCGGTTTCAGATCCCAATATCTTCAGTCAGAGCCAGAGAATTACGCTTTCGCAAGAGCTATTGCAAATGGTTCAGAGCAATCCAGAGATTCACGGGCCTTTGGGGATGCACGAGGCCTACAAACGAATGTATGCTGCTTTAGGCATTGATAATGTTGAAGCCTTGTTGCAAGCACCGCCAGACACTACCCCAAAACCGATCGATTCAGGACTGGAAAACAGTGGTTTTATGATGGGTCAGCCACAACAAGCGTTTGAGGGGCAAAATCATCAATCGCACGTTGAGGCGCACAGAAGTTTGTTTTTGACACAAGTCGTCAAAGAAAATCCGCAAATGCAGTCAATAATTATTAGTCACTGCATGCAGCACCTTCAGTTCATGTCTGCGCAGATTGCACAGCAACAAATACCGCCAGAGGTGCAACAGCGCATCCAAGGCGTGCAGCAACAGATGCAGCAGATGCCGCCAGAGGAAGCTCAAGCGGCCAGTATTGAAATTCAGATGTTACTAGATCAGTTTTCAGCACCTATCTTGGCGCAATTGACACAAGAATTTTTGCAATCAATCGGCCAGGGCGATGAAACCGATCCTTTGGTTGCAATCAGGCAGCAAGAATTGTCGCTGAAAGATAAGCAAATCGATCAAGAGCAGACCCAGTTTGAGATGAAAGCAGGTCAGCGTGGGCAAGAGAAATTGTTAGAAAGCGAAATTCAGCGTCAGCGCATTAATGTACAAAAAGATGTTGCGGATGATAAGCTGGATTTGTCGATTCAACGGTTGAAGCAACAAGCTGATTTAAAATTGCTTGAATTAGAGCAAAAAATGAGAGCTTAGGTTCCAGGAGCTAACAACATGAACAGTACCCGAGTAGAAGAAGTTGCGGCGTTGCGAGCGCAAAAAAAATTAGATCGTAAGGCCGAAGAGGACGCAGCCCTCGCCACAGCTGAAGCTGAAACGAAAGCTCACGAGGCGAACATGGCAAGAATTGCCAAAAAAATGGCGAGTTTTGCTGGAGAAGTTGGAGCAATCACGATTGCAGAAGAGCCCGCTCCGCCACCAGCTCAAGAGCTGCCTCCGGTTAAGTCCAAGCCAGTAGCCAAGAAAGCGGCTAAGAAAGTGGCTAAGAAAGTGGTAGCAATGAAACCAAGTACGAGTGGCCGATCAAAGGCCATCAAACGTAAAAAATAGGAGTAAACAGTTATGGCCATCAAAAAAGTGCCTAGCAATAAGTCGTTTGAAAAGCCAAACCCAAATGCCATCGGCAAGAATAATGGTGTTACCTCCATTGTGGATATGAAGGGCAAGGGAGCAGCGACCAAGGGACTCAAGTTCAAAGTCAGGAATTAATATGGAAGACGACCTGACTTATTACGACGTGGTGAAGAAACTCATCAAAGATCGCGAAAATCAGATTTCGCAAACACTTATGTCCGGCGCACTAAAAGATATGGAACATTACAAATTTTTGCATGGCGAGCTTTCTGCGCTATACTACATCGATACCGAGCTCAGAGAGCGCAATAAAAGTAATTGATGATGGCAAAACTTGAGAATGTAACCAGTGCGTATGTTGAGGCGGATGATCGCGTGCTAGATCCCACGATCCTCGACGAAAGCGTTTTAAACCGAATGCCGCAACCTACAGGTTGGCGAATGCTGGTGTTGCCTTACGCCGGAAAACTTGAGTCAAAGGGCGGCATAGCCTTTACAAAAGAAACCATAGACAAGGAAGCGTTGGCCTCAGTCGTTGCTTTTGTCGTCAAACAAGGCCCACTTTGCTATGGTGACAAAGCCAAGTATGGTGAGAAGAAGTGGTGTGAAGAAAAGCAATGGGTTTTGATAGGCCGTTACTCGGGCGCTAGGTTCAAGCTTGAAGATGGCGCTGAATGCCGAATAATTAACGACGATGAAGTGATTGCTACCATTCTTTCCCCTGACGATATATTGAGCGTGTGACTATGATAGAAAATGCCAATCAAGCTGAAGAGCAAGAAATTGAGATTAGCGTCGAAGACGATGCTGTTGTAGAGGCTAAGCCTAG